TACAGGGACTACTGTTATGGGATTAAGTTCTGTTGGTGATGCTGATGCAACTAGAGATGTAGTCATTCCAGAAGAAGGAGTGGTGTTTGATGCTGGAATTTATATTCAATACACTGTATCTACTTTTCTTACAATGACAGTGTTTCATGCATAATGGCAACTTCAGGCACTAAAACATTTGCTTTAAGCATATCTGACACTATTGAAGAAGCGTTTGAGCTGGCAGGACTAGAACTTAGAACAGGCTACGACGCTGAAACAGCTAGAAGATCATTAAATATAATGTTTGCTGATTGGGCTAACAGAGGGGTTAATCTTTGGACAATAGAACAAACTTCAACCAGCTTGACTTCCGGAACCAGTAGTTACACCTTAAACCAGTATGATATTGACGTAGTTTCCGCTATCATACGACAAGTTGTCGGAACGACTACTACGGATTTACAGCTAACTCGTATAGGTCGTTCTGAATACTTAAACATTCCTAATAAATCTGCTACTGGAAGACCTACACAGTTATTTTTAGACAGGCAAACAACTCCAGTCATTAAGCTCTGGCCAACACCAGACAGTGCAGCAACCTATACTTTAATAGCTAACACAATACAAAGAATAGATGACGTAACAGCTTCTAACCAAGATCCTGAAGTTCCTTCTCGGTTTATTCCTTGTATGGTTTCTGGTTTAGCGTATTATATAGCTATGAAGAAAAACCCAGAAAGAGTTATGTTATTGAAACAACAGTATGAACAAGACTTTAAACTAGCAGCAGATGAGGATAGAAATAGAGCATCTTTGATGTTAGTTCCTTCTAGGTCTTCGTACTAATGGCTTTCGCAGTAGGGAAACACTCACAGGCACAGTGTGATAGATGTGGGTTTGTGTATAAATATTTAATGTTGAAAACAGAATGGAATGGTTTAAAAACTTGCACTGAATGTTATGAACCTAAACACCCACAACTTAAACCTATTACAGTGCCTGTAGATCCTCAAGCCTTGAAACAGCCAAGATCTACAGAATCTTCTCCAACTACTGGATACGGTATAGTTAGAACAGAAAATACTTTAAATGCTTTTGGAGTAAGCGCACCTTCTACAGAGGTTGCTCACAACGACACTATTGGCTCGAGTTTTGATATGGACACGTTGACATCTTCACTAGGTGTTGTAACCATTAATATAGGATAAAATTATGAGTTGGACATATTCTAGTTTAAAAACAGCTATACAAGATTACGCTGAAAGCACTGAATCTACTTTTGTCACACATTTAGATGATTTTATTAAATCTTCAGAAGAACGTATTTTAAAGGGAGTTCAAGTAGACGATTTTAGAAAAAATGTTAAAGGTACTGCTACAGCTTCTAATACTTACCTAGCAACCCCTACAGATTTTTTAAGTCCCTACAGTTTAGCTGTTTTAGATTCTAGTAGTAATTATAACTATTTACTTTTTAAACATGTTAGTTTTATTCGAGATTTTACTCCCGCTGAAACAACTACAGGAACACCTAAATATTATGCTCAGTTTGACGATGATACTTTTATACTAGCTCCGACCCCGAGCGCAAACCTTATATTTGAACTTCATTATTTCTACAGACCAACTTCGTTAGTTTCTTCTGGGGACAGCGGGACAACATGGTTGTCTACTAATGCTCCTAATGCTTTACTATACGGTAGTTTAGTAGAGGCTATGATGTATTTAAAAGCCTATGAAACAGTACCTATCTACGAAGCAAGATTTCAAGAATCACTAGCTCAGTTGAAAAATCTTTCAGAAGGAAACACAACAAGAGATCAATACAGGTATGACGAAATAAGGAGACCACCTCAGGCATGAGGATAAAAAACCTTGAAGGAAAAGAAATCGCAATTGTTGCTATGGGAGAAAGCCAATTAGATTTTCATTTATCCAAGTCACATAGTGTAGAGTACGATGAAATCTGGGGGATTAACGCCATGGCGGGAATCACTGAGTGTGACCGTACTTTTATGTTAGACCCAGCCAGTCGTTTTTTAGACTCAGACGCTGCTGGAAGTCAAACAGGTATTATGACAAAAATTTTATTGAACAATACTGGACCGATATACACATGCGAACTAGACCCTAGGTGTCCAGGATTAGTAGAATATCCGTTATTAGAGGTTGTTAGAGAAACAAAATGTTCGTATTTAAACAATACTGTTCCTTTCGCTATAGCGTTTGCTCTATACAATAAAGTTAAGAAAATAAATTTATTTGGTATAGATTTTACATACAAAGGTAACTTACATTTTGCCGAGGCAGGCAGAGCTTGTGTGGAGTTTTGGTTAGCTAAGTGTATAGAAAACGGTATGATTGTAAGTGTTGCTCCTAGATCTGGACTACTAGACACAGACGCACCTATTTATGAAAAAATATATGGATACCACAGACTTGATGATCCTACAGTTGTTTTAGTCGACGAAGACACAGATGAATTTTTTACGATGGGGTACAATGAATACGTTTCTGTGTTAGAAGAAAAACACAGGTCAGAAGGCGAAATCGTTAATACAGTAAATACCCCACCAGAAGCAAAAAGGTATTAAACATGATAGAAGTAGACACAGTCGGAGGGCTTGGTACAATAGAAGTCGTTACACAAACAAACAGAGGTCATCCTCCTGAATTTTGGGCAGAAAAATGCACTACTCGCATCTGTGGGATATCAGAAAACGCTGCACCACACATTAGACAACAAGCAGAAGCGTATAGACTAGCTATTTACAACACAATACTTTATTATATCAAAGAAGGCATCAATAGTGAAAGATGCACAATGAAAAATATCCTTACTGGTCAAGGACATGAAGAATTAGCGAACATTTTACAGGAGCTTAAATAAATGGCTATCACATCAACATTAACAACCAGCTTCAAGAAAGAACTTTTAGAAGCTAAACATAATTTTTTAGCGTCAGGCGGCAACAGTTTTAAACTAGCCTTGTATACAAGTTCTGCTACAATGGGAGCTGCGACTACTGCCTACGCTACAACTAACCAAGTAACAGGTACGAACTACACAGCAACAGGTGCAGCCTTAACCAATGTGAATCCAACAAGTGGCGGAACAACAGGGTTTACAGATTTTGCTGACTTAACATTCGGCACAGCAACAGTCACAGCTAGAGGGTGTTTAATATATAATGACACTAATGCTGATAGATCTGTAGCTACAATAGATTTTGGTGGAGATAAAACTTCTACGGCAGGTGATTTTACAATAGTTTTTCCAGCAGCAGCAGCAAGTACCGCGATCATAAGAATCGCCTAGCCTTAAATGGCTAATATAACTGGTTGGGGTCGAGGAACGTGGGGTCAGTTCACGTTTGGTGAACCCTTACCTGTCACACTTTCTGGATTAGCTGGAACTTCTGCATTAGGTACGGTTGCAGTAGATGCAGAAGCAAATGTAACCCCAGCCTCTTTAGTTGGAACAACAGGCGCTCCTGTAGCGGGGGTTAACGCTCAGGCAATAGCTAGTATAGCGGGTGCTGTAGGGACACTTGGATCTGTAGGGGTTGACGTTGACGGTGAGGCTAACGTAGCGGTCACACTAGGAGCAGCAACATCTGCTATAGGAACTGCAACAACAGTATCGAATAATAATTTATCTGTCGCACTAGGTACTGCTACAGGTTCAGCTGGAGCAGTCACAACCGATGCAGAAGCAAATGTTACACCTATAGGTGTTTCAGGGACAGCAGAACTAGGTGCTGTTTTTGTGTGGAGTTTAATAGACGATAGTCAAACACCAGATTGGAATTCAGTTTCTGATAGTCAAAATCCGAATTGGCAAGAAGTCGCTTAACTATTTCATAAAAAGGTAGTATAATCATATAGAGATGATAGATCAAAAAATGAGGGATAAAAATGGCTAGTACATATGTAAATGATTTAAGACTCAACGAATTAGCTACAGGTGATGGTAGTGGAACGTGGGGTACAACAACTAATACAAACTTAGAGTTAATAGGTGAAGGTCTTAGTTACGGAACTGAGGGAATAACTACTAACGCAGATACCCACGCTTCAGTCGTAGCAGATGGTGCAACTGATCCTGTGCGTTCTATGTATGTTGAATATACAGGCACACTAGATTCAGCGTGTACTATTACCATAAGCCCAAACACAATTAATAGAAT